AGATTAAAATTAAAAAAAATAAGTCAGAAGATCAACCAGAAGAAAAAAAAAAAGAAGTAAAGAAAAAAATAAAAGTTAAAAAAACAGAAAAATAAAAGAAAAAATAATTACTAGTTCTTTCAAAATAATGTAAATGTATAAATAAATTATTTAACAATAATTTCATTTAATAAAAAAATTATTTAACAATAATTTCATATAATTTATTAAATGAAATTATTGTTTATATCAACAATAGTAATGAATTGTAGTTTTGGAGAGGTTTCTAGAAAATATATTAAAATGTTTGAAAAATATTCAAATTGGGATATCTATTTTTTTAATATTAATACAACTGAATCAGAATCTAAAGAGGTTTATAAACCTAGTAATAAATTACATCCAATAAAATATATACCTAACTATACTTTAAAAAATGATAACTATGAGTTAGTAAGATGCTATATTAATGGCCTATTTCATATTAATGATTATATTTTAGAAATTAATCCAGATGTGGTTATAATGTTATATAATGATAGTAATATTTATAGATTTTCAAAAGTATTAAATGAAATAAGACATATATGGAAAGGTATTTTTATCCCATTTACTCCGGTTGATTATGAAAATCCATTGGATAATTTATTTTGCATAAATTATGATGCCTGTATAACTATGAATAAATGGAGTGTAAATCAAATTAAGTCAATTAGCGGTGTTAATTACCCCGTATTTGACTGCGCACATATAGTCAATGATTTTTCACGTTTAGAAAAAGATATTATAGAACAAAATAAGATTAAAATATATGGTGAAGAACTATCTAATAAATATATAGTTGGTTGTGTTAATGCAAATAATGGAAGAAAAAGATTAGACCTTGTAATTAATGCATTTATTAAATTTTATAAAACTAATCCAGATTCAATTTTATATATTAAAACTACAAAGTTTGAAAAAGGTGGTATAACTACTTCATTTAATTTAGAAAGATTTACTAAAAGTTACCCAATTATAGTAACAACTGCCTATTTATCAGATGAAGAATTAAATATATTATATAATACTTTTGATATAATGATTAATGCAACAGATGGGGAAGGTTTTGGTTTAACACCATTCGAAGCAGCCTTAGCTGGAACATTGACAATACTACCTAATAATTCATCATTTACATCATTAATATCAGACGATGACAAAATACCTAACTATCTTATTCCATGTAAATTATATCCATATGAATATGCGAGAAATATGCAAGATATAAATAAAGCACTTTCGGGACAAATTTATTTTTCTGTTTATTATGACTGTAAATCATATGAAAACAAGTTAGACAGGGTTCAATCTTTTAATAATATAATTAATAATATAATTAATAATATTCAAACCTATGTAATATCAAAAAAATTGGTTCCTTGTGGAAATGTATTTTCAGATATGGACAAATTAATTAAGGCACCATGGGATTCATTACAAATTCAAATATTAGTTACATCTGATCTTGGGTCACTAAGATATTTTTTACAATGGTTATCTGAAAACAATAATATAATTTGGCCAGGTAAAAATAGATCAAGAAAATTAATAAAATTAAAGTCATTAAACAATTTAGTAGGAACAGATACTCCAAGGGTATCTCTTATTAATACAGATGATTTATGTAATAAAATGATATTTTATAGAAAAAATAAAGAACAATATGAAAGTGATTTAAATAGTTTACATGATTTTGTGTTGAAAAATTATAATGAAAAAACAGTATGGGATTCCTTTGAAAAAATAATACATAATGTAACTAAAAAGTAAAATTAAATACCTTTATTATATTTAAGAACAATTGAAACTTGATGTTTTTTATTATTCAAAAATTTAATTACCATGGTTCTTCCTGAACCAGGTAAATTAATTTTTCCATTATATTCAGTACCGTCTTTTATAAATTCATCCATAATTTGATATAATTGATTCATTTCTTTTTCATAAGTTCCAAAACCAAGCATAACAATCTTAGCTTTTAACTGTTCAACTTGTTCTTTTCTTTCTTCTTCTGTATATTTAACAATCTCAGTCTTCTTTTTATTACGTCTATTTTTTTTACCCATAATTATATTAAATGGTAATATAATTATTAAAAATAAAAGACGAATTAGGAAATAATACACCAACTAGATTTCTTTTTACCTGCTGCATCCCATTGCTTAATTGTAAAATTTGAACTCATTGAAAGATTACACCTCGCGCAAATAGGACGTAGATTATTAACAGTCAATTTGCCGCCTTTTGATTCCGGTATATTATGACCAACGTGAAAATCAAATACAGAAATATCATTATTACACCATGATACATAGCACTTTGTACAAAATTTTTTACCAATATATTTTACCCAAACTTGTTCTCTGATAGCTTTTGGTATAGGTTGTTTTCTTTTTTTTTTCTTATTTCCATTTAATTTTCTTCTTTTTTTCGGTCTTGGATTAGAATTATTAACTAGTTTTTTATATTTTCTTTTTTTACCCCAACATAAGAACATATATAATATAAATTATATATTCTTTATATAATCATTTAATTCATTAATAACATTTGACCAATCATTAAACTTATTTTGTCTTAATAACTTTATATCTGGATACCAATTAGTTTTAACATCACTTGTCCATCTCCATTCATTACCAATAGTTAGTAAACATACTGATTTAATACCCATAGATCCAGCTAAATGAATTATAGATGTATCAGTACTAATTACTAAATCAACATTTTTCATAATTGTAACTGAATCATAAAATGCTTTTTCATTATCATTGTCAATAATTTCACTTAAATCTGTAACATCATATTTTTCAAGTATTTTTTTTTCATTATTATTACATTCTTTTTGAATAGATATCCAATTAATATTTTTATTTGATTCAAAAACATTTGATAAAATATCTAAATTTATTCTTCTATTATTTTCTTCATGTGCATTTTCTTTATTTCCACACCAATTAATAATAATATTCTTTTTATTAGAATCAATAATATTACTTAAATCAAAATTACTACCATTAATATCTTTTAGATATTTGTTATTAGATATATCTTCATATTTTTTATTCATAATACAAAATAATTCAATAATAGATGAGTGATGATCAAAATGATTATTTGATAAATAAGAATTAATACTCTTACTTGTAAATAATTCCAAATTAGAGACTTCACTAAATACTTGTTTAAATATCCAGTATAACTTATCTTTTACAAAATAAATAAAATTATTTTTACTATTAATATTACAATATTCTATTAAAAATCTACTATGCATAATATTATCACCTAATCCACCACCGTAGTAAAATAAAACAGTTTTATTCTCATCTTTTTCTTTTAAGTATGATATTGTATTAATATTTATATCAAATGGTCCATTCATAGATTGAAGATATTTCATATAATATTTTACAGATTCATATTTTTTATTTTTTAATATTGTAAAACAATAATTATTTATGAAGCATTTTTTTAACGAATCATTTTTAATTTCATTTAAATTATTTAAAATGTAATCTAATTTATCAAAGTTAGATATAGATAAACCTAACATATTTTTACAAATATTAATTCCAATAAATAAGTCAATAATAAAATCATTAATTTTTTCAAATTTAGAATATTTTTTATAAAGTTTATTAAATATTTTGTAAGATTCAAAGATATTATTACTCTCAAATAATTTTTTTGCTTTAACTAAAAGATTCATATCAATATTACTGCTAATATCATTGCTAATATTATTGCTAATATCATTGCTAATATTATTGCTAATATTATTTCTAATATCATTGCTAATATTATTGCTAATATTATTTCTAATATCATTGCTAATATTATTGCTAATATTATTGCTAATATTACTATCAATATTATTATATATTTTTTCTTCTCTAATATTTGATTTATATTTGTCATTAATTAATCCTTTTATTCTTGCTCTTTCATCATTAGTTATGTGTATTGATTCGGCACAATTTATATAAGTTTTATCAAATTCTTTCTTATGACTCTTTAATCTAATAGTATCTTCAAGAATCCATAGTTTTTTATTAATATTTAATAATTTATCAAATAATTCATCATCATTATTTATATATTTTGATAAAATATCAAATTCTTTTTTAATATTATTAATTTTATTTTTATCTGTTGCTTTTTGTAATTTTATTTTAAGAATTGTATATTTATCAACAATTTCACCAAAAGAACATTCAATTTTGAATTTATTAAGTTTACTCATTACTATAAATATATATAATATATATAATATATAATAATCTTTAATATCTATGAGAATAATATAAATGATAGATTATTTAAAATTAACAATAATTGGATTATTATCTGGTGGATTAGGTGGATTAGTTGGAGGTGGTTCTGATGCAATAATAGTTCCATTTTTAGTTTCATTAGGTGTTTTTACATCATATAAAACTGCGGTTGGAACTAGTTTAGCAACATTATTACCACCAGTTGGATTATTTGCTGTATATAAATATTGGAAAAGTGGAAATGTAAATATACCATATTCTTTATATTTAGGATTAATGTTTACAATTGGATCATATATTATGTCATCATATGGAATAAAAATTAATAAGAAGATTACAAGAAAAATATATGGTGGATTTTTATTTGTACTTGCAATAGTAATTTTTATAGATGAAAAAGGTAGTTTTATATAAAATAATATTAACAAATAATATTAACAAATAATATTAACAAATAATATTAACAAATAATATTAACAAATAATATTAACAAATAATATTAACAAATAATATTAACAAATAATATTAACAAATAATATTAACAAATATAGTTGGAAAAACAATTTTAGCAGATACTATAAGAGAATCAACATCAAGTATATACAGCATTTTAAGTTCAAATCAAATTGGATTAAATACACATTTAGAAATATATGATTTTGAGAATAGATTGAAAATAATAGATGCTTTATTAAAATTATCATTAGAATCAATAAAAATATTGATATATTAAATCAACAAGTTGTGTATTACAATACAATATGGTTTAAAAAATGGAGACAACCAGAATATAACAAAACAATAAAAGATTTAGATATATTAAGTAACAAACTTGATAAAAATTTTGATATATTATTAAAAGTAATAAATATTGAGGATAAAATTTAATATTATATATTAATATATTAGTAAATAGATGATAAATTTACAGATTATTTTAATGACTGCATTATTTGGATTGTTTATATCAATAATTAGTTTTACAATAAAGGCAGCATCAAAAAAAACACATAGTATATCTTTTACATTGAATAGATATGTTTTAATAGGCCTAATTTTGTTGATATATATTATATATGATAATGGCAAAGAAGTTAAAACATCAAATATAATAAAAGATATATATAAAGTTAAATATGAAATAATATTTGCATCAATAATAACAATAATGACAGCTATATTAGAAGCATATTTAATAGAAAAAAATGATGTCAGCTATGTTATACCATTATCAATTGCATGGGCATTATTATTTGTAGGTTTAATCGGTAAATTTGTTTTTAATGAAATTATTAGTTATAAAAGATGTTTTGGATATATAATAATAGGAATCGGTTTAATAATAATTGCAACAAGTTAATATTTAAAGAATATAATTATAATATATAATGTAGATTTATTATGTCAAATATAACAAGATGTATATCATATAATAAAAAAGGTAAACGTTGTAGAACAAGATTAACAAAAGAAAAAAAGTATTTTTGTTGTGATAAACATATTCCACCTAATTATGAAATGGTTAAAGAATCTTGTTATATATGTTCTAAAGAGATAGATATAAAAGATATGATAATATTAAAATGTAATCACATACATCATATTAGTTGTTTAGCAGAGTGGTTTCAAGTTTCAACAGAAAATAATGAGATTTTAAGTTGTCCATTATGTAGACAAGAATTATTTGATCAAGAAGATGTACTAAAAAAACATAAACATAGTTATTATGTTGTATAAATTGGTTATATTATATATACTTAAAGTAATTATATATAATAATATTATATGGAATTATCAAATAATGATAAAGAAGTCAACGAAAATAATTATGATGAAGAAACATTAAAACAAAATTTTGAATTTTCAACATATTGGACATTGTGGTTTCATAAAATAGATGATAATAATTGGGGGATAGATAGTTATAAAGAATTACATAAAATACATACAGTAAAGGATTATTGTGAAATGATAAATACAATACCTACATATAGTTCAGGGATGTTTTTTTTAATGAAAGAAGATATTCCACCTATATGGGAAACAGGTGAAAATATTGGTGGTGGAATGTGGACATTTAAAATATCTAAAAAGAATTTAGATGAATTATGGAAAAATTTGATAGCATATACAATTGGAAATACTTTAACAAAAGAGGAAGAAGATATGAAATATATAAATGGTATATCAATAAGTCCGAAAATTAATAATTGTATTGTTAAAATATGGAATAATGATCAAGAAAAAAATGAAAGTAGTATTTTAAATGAAGAAATAGAAAATGGTGATGATTTTTTAATAGCAGAATGTAAATACAGAGCACATCCAAAGAAGAATTAAATACTATATAATAGATTGGTATTTAGGTAATTATATTATTACAAAATTTATATTTAACAGAGTGATTTATATGAAGATTTAAGAATTAAAAATTAAAAGAATTTATATTTAATGGAATATTAAATATAAATATTGTATAATAATATAATAATATAATGTGGTCAAAAAAATCAAAAAATATGTACAGTTTAAATCTTACAAATATAAAAAAAAAAATATCAGCTGATAAAGAAATTAATTTACCAAATTTAAAAGATGAATTCATAAATTTAAAAACAAATAAATATAATTTCATTGAGAATAGTTCAAACTCAAATATAAGTACAATTCATGCAATTAATAAGGAATATAAAGCAGCGATAACAATATTTGAAAATCATTTAGAAGCGTTTATAATGAATAAAAATGGTAATTATTCAATAAAAATGAATAAAGATAGTGTATATGAAATTAAAGAATCAATCAAAGAAGAAAAAAGTAATGAAAAAGAGAATAAAGGAACTGATCGTTGTAAGGTATTGAGTGTAAATGAGAAAGACAATGAAAATAACGATTGTGGTTGTAATAATAAACGAGGTAAAAAAAAAATGAAGAATAGAAGTCAACTTTTAAATACAGCAACTGATTTTACACATGGTGATGTTATAAAGAGTTATAGTATATTATATGGCTTAGATACAGAATATAAATTACTATATAATAATGATCAATGTTATCAACGATTATTACATTTAAATAATATTGTAAACATGATATATCAAAATAATTTTGCTTGTTATTTTACAATAGATGAAACTAAACAACAATATATAATTGAACATTTTTCAGATTATGAACTACCAATAACTGATGATGATGGGAATCAACAAATACTTACTATTTATGATGATAATGGTGACCCAAATTTATATTATTTTACACAATTTTTTGATAATATTTTAGGTGTAGCAGTAGCTAATCCAAACATTAACATTACTGATATAAATTATGATATTGGTCATGTTTTACGTGGTAGTACTAGTGTTTATGGTGTAGCATATCTTTACTCATTATGTAGCTCTTTAAAAGGTGGGGGATTTACATCCGGTACTACTATAACAACGACAGATTCAATACAAGTTTTATGCCATGAAATAGGACATCAATTTGGATGTAATCATATTCATCAAAATTGTAATAATACAACTACAACAAATTTTGAACCTGGTAGTGGAAGTACAATAATGTCATATGCGGGTATATGTCCACCTAATGTTCAAAACGATGCAGATTTATATTTTAATAGATATAATGTATATGAGGGAAAAACACATATGGAAAATATAACTTGTGGTTCATCGACATCTAATGTTAATCAGGTAATACCTACAATAAATAATACATACGATCCAAATATATATTACATACCAGATAATATTCCATTTGAATTATATGCAGATAATGTTACTGGAATTAATGATGAAAATGATATATTTTATTCATGGGAAGGTACAAATTTAGGAAATGGTGCGATAATAAGATCAAAAATGTTAAGAACACCATATAGAACTATATCTAATACTGTAACATGGGATAGATTACTAGAATTAGAGGAAATATTAATAAATGTAAAAAAAATAAGATTAATTAATGGATGGTCAACTTCAAGTAATTGTGGTTGGACTGGAAATTTTACTGTAAGTAATGATAATAATGTTTCTTCTGGGAATAGTTTTGATTTTTCGAATACAAATGGAGGTGATCAATCATCTTATATAGAACTTGATACAATTATAGAAAATGCAACATCAATTAATTTTAATTTCACAAATTTTAATCCAACTGATGCAACATTTGTAAGTGATTTAATTGTTTTTTTATTAGATGAAAATAATCAAAATATTTTATATTTTGGTGGTTATAATATTGAAATTTCGGATACACCATTAAATAACAATACTTGGGATAATTCTTTAGCAACAAATCAACCTGGTACATATGATGATACTATTGCATTAGAATTACCGGAACAAGCGTCAAAATACTCATTTCAATTAACAATTAGATCATCAAAATATAATACATTGGACACAAATACAGATTCAACTGATTTAATTGATTATCAACCAGATTATTTTAGTGTAATAGCAAGTAAATTATTATATAATGTATTACCACTTAATACAGATGGGAATTTGCAAATAACAATTAGTGAAACAGTAGGAAATATAATAACTTTAGAATGGGACCCTGTAAATACAGCTCAATCTCCATTTAACGCATCAGATGTATCAATATATATATGTAAAGAAGGTGAAATTTGGACCTATAATAGTGATCATTTGTTATACACTGGCCAAAATATAAAATCACCAATAGAAATAGTAATAAATGATAATTATTTTCAAGTCAATTTTAAACTAAAAATAAAATTTAGTAATAATTTATTTATCTTAGAAACAGAAAATTTGTACATTGAAAATGCACCACCGATAATAACATTATTGGGTACAAAAAAAGTTATACATAAATTAAATACACCATACGAGGATGCAGGTGCAACAGCAAATGATTATGAAGGTGTTGGTATAACAGATAATATAATAGTAGATAATCAAGTAGATACCTCAATAGAAGGTGAATATATTGTTACATATAATGTTATAGATTCAGATGGACTTGAAGCAATTGAAATAATAAGAACAGTAATAGTAGAAGAATTTATAGAAATATTTGATCAAGAATATCCTAGATTATCAACAACCGAAATAGTTTTATTTAGAAATCAATTAACAGGAGAAATACCATCTGATATTGGTAGATTTGAAAACTTACTAATTTTAGATATAAGTAGCAATGAATTAACAGGAGAAATACCAAATCAAATTAAAAATTTAACAAATTTAGAATGGTTAAACATAGGAAGCAATAAATTAACAGGAAAAATACCCACGAAAATAAGTAATTTAACAAAATTAATTTATTTAAATCTAAGAAATAATAAATTAACAGGTGAAGTACCAAATAGTTTATTTGACAAATTGGAATATATGTATTTATCTGATAATCAGTTAACTGGTTCAATACAAACAGTAAATTTTGAAAGCCCAGATTTAGCAAAAGTAATAAGTTTATCAAATAATAATTTAACAGGAGAGATTCCATTAGCTTTAAATGAAATGGATCTAAGTGGTTTAAATATTGATTTGCGTTATAACTCATTTACTAATTCAAGCTCAATATTTGAATATTCTGAATTATTAAAAATTAATCCACAAACACCATTTGAAAATACATTATTAAAACATAAGGATTTAGATCAAATAACATGGGTTAATAAGGATTTATTCAAATTTAAAAAATGGTTATCTAATGGCGTTAATTTAGATGATTTATATGAAGATTAAATTATAAAAAAATCAAAGTTACAAAATTTATATTTATCAATCTGATAAATATAAATATAAATATAAATATAATATCATATAATAATATAATGAATAAAAAAAATAATAACAATAGTCAAACATTATTTTTTTCACAATATGGTGAAGGTTCAAGTAATAATAAGTTTGTACAGATATACAATCCAACTAGTAATCAAATAGATTTAAGTGAATATGCATTTGTTAGAACAGTAAATGGACATACCACAGAATTTGAATATGAATATTGGGAAAGTTTTCCAATTGGTGCAATAATAAAACCAAATGAAATATACTTAATCATTCACCCAAGTGCAGATGTTAAAATGCATACTAATAAACCATCAGATTTTATAGAAAATACTAATTATTATAAATTCCAGTACTTATCAAATGGAGATGATGGTTTAGCACTTATAAAAAGTACAAAAACTGATTTTGATAATTTAGGAACAAATGATGAAAAATTAGAAAAAATAGTTGATTGGATAGGTGCATGGGGACCAGATCCTGGAAGTGGATGGCCTGTTGCAGGTTTAAATGATGCGACAAAAGACCATACATTAATTCGTAAATCAAATACAACAACAACAGAAAGAATAGTTGTAGTAAGTGATGCAGAAATAAATCCAAATATGGAATGGACACAATTAGGCCAAGACATAGATGGAGAAGCAGCAGGTGATTATTCAGGATTTTCAGTATCATTAAGTGCAGATGGATCAATAGTCGCAATTGGTGCATATTTAAATGATGGTGTTAATGGTCAAAGTTCAGGTCATGTCCGAGTATATAATTATAATGGAACATCGTGGGAACAATTAGGCGACGACATAGATGGAGAAGCAGCAACAGATTCTTCAGGATGGTCAGTATCATTAAGTGCAGATGGATCAATTGTCGCAATTGGGGGACCATGGAAAGATGGAGGTCATGTCCGAGTATATAATTATAATGGAACATCGTGGGAACAATTAGGCGACGACATAGATGGGGAAGCAGCAAATGATACATCAGGATGGTCAGTATCATTAAGTGCAGATGGATCAATTGTAGCAATTGGGGCAAGATATAATGATGGTGTTAATGGTGAAGATTCAGGTCATGTCCGAGTATATCAATTCAATGGATCATCATGGGTACAATTAGGCCAAGACATAGATGGAGAAGCAGAAGGAGATTTATCAGGACATTCAGTATCATTAAGTGCAGATGGATCAATTGTCGCAATTGGGGCAGAATATAATGATGGTGTTAATGGTGAAGATTCAGGTCATGTCAGAGTATATCATTATAATGGAACATCGTGGGAACAATTAGGCGACGACATAGATGGAGAAGCAGCAGGTGATTATTCAGGATACTCAGTATCATTAAGTGCAGATGGATCAATAGTCGCAATTGGGGCATATTTTAATA